CGTCGCGAACTCCAGCGCGGCGTCGGTCATCGGATTCGGACCCGGCATCGACTGACCACCGTCGCCGCACAGTTGCGCGAGAATCGTGGTGTCGAGCGCGTGCTCCAGATCCGTGTAGGTCGCGTAAGCGGTCATTCTGTCCTCCTAGACACAGGGGCGGAGCACGCGGCCCCGCCCCTGCGGTAGAGAAGAGGGGTTTGGATCAGGCGGTCACATTGCCGATGCCGTAGCCCGACACCGGAGCGGCGAGTTCCGCCACGCTGTTGTCGATGACGCGGCCTTCGATGCGGCGGTTGAGCGGGTCGTTGAACTGCTCGACCGTCATGTCCTCGTAGGCGAAGATCTGCAGCGTCGAGAACGAGTTCGCGCCTTCGACGCCGACCAGACCACCCGGACGGCTCAGGAAGTACGCGCCGTTGCCAAGCACATACGAGTAAGTGGTCGAGGCAGCGCCACGCTTGCTGGTGACCTTGACGCTGTCGTCAACGACAACATCACCGAGGCCGAACAGGGTCGGCGGGATGCCCCACTTGGCGAAGGTCTCGCTGCCCTGCAGGAACTGAGTCGCGAGCGGCATGTTCTTCACATACGACTTCACTTCCTCAGCCTGCGAGATGATGTTCGCAATCGTGGGCGAGATGACCATGATCAACTGCGTCGGGTTGACCGCGCCGCCGGAGGTCTGCGACACGATTCGCATGACCTGCTGGATGGTCTTCTGGATGTAGTAGTTGCCGTTGCTGGAATCAACCCACGAACCCGTCGCGGAGTACGCACCCGTGGTCGTTCCCGCCGCAGCGGTGTAGTTGCCGTCCCAGTTGCCGGAGGTCGAGAGGACAGTAGCAGCACGCATGGTGCGAGCGGTCATCGCCAACTGCGCCTTGGACCGGGCGTGCTGCGCGACGACATCCCATGCGGCCTGCTGCGTGGTCTCCTGCGGGATGTAGAACGGGTACGCGTAGCGCATCGCGCTGTACTGCTTGAACTCAAACGCGTTCTGCTTGCCCGTGGGTCGGTCGTTGCCGAGCGGCCAAGCGAACTCGTTGACATCGGTGACGCGGACATTGTCCGTGACATCCTGACGCAGGTAGTAACCCGTGGCCTTGGTCACGGGAACCAACTGCGCGTAGCGAGTCAGCGCGAAGGTGTTCGGTGCGCGGGTGAACTCCACCTGCAGAGCGCCAGTAGCGAGGTCGTTGGTGGAGGGGACATAGGTCGAGAGTCCGCCTCCAACTGCTGTGTATGCCATGTGTCAGACTCCTGTGTTGGAGGATGGGGTCAGAGGATCAGGTGAACACCGGGCCACGGAAGCCGAAGCGCCATGCGCGGATGATCTCGCCTGCGGCTCCGGCCTCAAGCGCGATGTACGAGGAGCGAGCGCTCGCGCCGGAGGCCACGACGGCCTGCCCAGCACCAGTCGCCTGCGGCATCAGAAAGTCGCCAGCCGAGACGCCGCCCGTGCCGACCTCGACCTGCACGGTGTTCGTCGGCTGCAGCGTGATGCCGCGTCCGCTGATCGCGTGCTCGGTCTTGTCGAACTGGTAGACCGATCCATCGGTCACACCGACGACGAGGTCCGAGATGGCCGTCGCCGCAGCGCCCTGAAACGCGCCGGACAACTTGACGAAGCGGTACGGGTTTACACTTGCGCTTGCGATGAGTTCTGGGGTGAATCCCATGTCAGACATGTCGTTGTCCTTACCGCTTGATGCGGCTGTTGAGTGCCTTCTGGAAATCCGCCGGACGACCCGCGTACTCGCGGACCATCTCGGAGATCTGACGAGCGTCGATGTCGCCCTTGGGGAGCGAGGCGCGGCTCATGTCGATGCGCTGGCCGATGGGGTCTCGGGCGAAGAGGTCGCGCCAAGTGTCGAGCAGTTCCGCCGGGTCGCGGCTCGCGATGAGTTCCGCGATGAGTTGCGGACGGCGTTCCGCCGGGATGCGGTAGCCTTCCTGCTCCATAGCGTCGATCTCGCGACCGAACTTCTCGGCGTGCAGTTCCGCTCGCATGGTCGCAAGTTCCCGCGCCATGCGCTTGTTCTCGCGACGCATCGCGAACATGTCGCGACGCGACGAGAAGCGGCGGGACGCCGGGAAGGCCGCGGCCTCGTCCTCGTCCTCTTCCTCCTCATCCTCGTCGCCGTGCGAATCAATGTCGATGTGGATGCCGTCGCCGTCGCCCTCTTCCTCAGCGAACTGCTGGACGAGCATGTCGTCGGCTTCCATCGTCTCAGGCTCGCCTTCGCGCATGGACATCTCGTCCGCGTCCGGCTCGGCCATCTCGTCCTTGTCCTCATCGTCACCGAAGCGCCTCTTGTAGGAGTTCTTCATCTCCTCCATAGCGGCCTTCAGCGCGTTGATTTCCTCGCGCAGGTCTTCGTTCATGTTGATGTCCTTCGTGCCGGGAACATAGGTGCTCATGCCGCCGCCGACAGTTCCCATGTCGAACTCGACGGGTCGCAGCGGACGCGAGAAGCAAACGCGCTGTCCACGACGACCGAAGTGCGTATCGGGAAGCGGACGCCTCGGGGTCTCGCGACCGAGCAGCGCGACCTCGGAGAGATGGTTCTGCTCCTGCCAGATCTCGGCGCTGCGTCGCGGGAACGCGTTCGTCGCGAGCAACTTGTCGAACACGCTGCGCTCGACCTCGCAGTCACCGACGATGTATCCGACGCCGTCGCGCTCCTGATACTGGATCTTGGTGAATCGCCCGACGCTCGACTTCGGCTCCTTGCCGTCGCGCTCATGCATCACGACGAGCCGCGGAAACGAGCCTCGGTTCATGTACTGCTGCGTGCTGTCCACGATGTCCGCGACGCGCTCGTTGTCGAACTTCGCGAGTTCGGGGTCGTGATCTCCGTCGATCTCCCGGTCGTAGGCGCAGAACACCTCAAGGTCGTGGATCACGACCTTGTCGCCCAGATCCGAGACGCGGTGAGAGGGAGTGTTCACGACAGGGACTCTACGGTTTCTCAAGATTTTTGCGTCGGAATCTCTTGCTTTGTCAAGAGATCATGCCGAGGCGAGGAGCACGCCGAGGATCGCGTTCGACAGCATCGTGTAGCCGTCGCTCGGGCCATAGGTCGTTCCGCTGTAGTATCCGCCGGACAGGTGCGCCACGATGTTCGCGCCTGCGGAGGGGATGTTGTTGTACCGCTGGTAGTAGGTCGTGCCGTTGCCGCCAGCCCAGAGCAACTGCTCGTACGACGCCAGCGACTTGACATTGACGACGCACATGTCGGGGTTGTCGAGCGCCATCTGCTGCGACGCGACTCGGCACGCCTGCAGGTTTCCGATCGATGCGCCCGTGCTGCTGCTGTCGTTGGCGTCAAGCGGATGAGAAACCCACGACACGATGGCGAGGTCATTGGGCGGATACCCGAGGGTCGCCCACGCCGTCCGGTACGACGCCCAGATGGTCTTGTGGGCGGCGACCCATGTCTCCGCGGTATCCGTTCCGTTCGTGCCGCTCTGCACCATGACGAGCACGCGCCCCGTGCCGCCTGCCGCGATCTGCCGCTGGCGCAGTTCCTTCAAATGCTCTTGCAGCGGTGCGCCCTTGACGGTGTCGATCTTGGTTGCGATCTGCGTCGAGGTCTCGCCGCCCTGATAGCCGTGCGAGGTAACTGACCAACCCTTCGTGCGGCGGTAGATGCTGTGCGAGTGGACGGCCACGGGGCCGTTCGTGACAAACCCCGGAGCGACATACGCCCACCCGCCTCGGTATGCGTTTGTTCCGTTCGCGGTCCACGAAACCTCAGCAGCAAGCGAATCAATACCGCCCGTTGTACTTAGCGCCGGAAACGCCTGCCTTGTACTGGCATCGGTGTTGGCAGGGACATTCAACACAATGGGGCAGATTGCGCCTGTCGATCCGGTAAATCTCCCGTAGCGCACGCGGTAGTACAGCGTCGTGCCGTTCGTGTTCAGCGGATGACCGATGTCGATTGATATCCCGTTTGTCGAAAAGTAGTACGGAGGCGTGCTAACCGCGATGTACGCCCAACTTTCTAGGTACGGCGGGGACGCGGTGCTGCTGCCGTAGCGCGTCCAAGTCGTGCCGGGATTCCACGCCGCATACACCGTGGAACCTCCGCTGGTGTTGCCGTCGAGCAGCGGAGCGTTCCCCGGCAACCCGCCCGTCGTCATCGTGTTCGCGCCACGCCAGATGTTGGGTGTCGCATTTGATGTTCCTGTCGTGAATCCCGTGACGACAGGACAGACGGGCGTCGCGTAGCAGGTGTATCCGCGGTTGTACAGCGCCTGCTGCAGACCGTGGTGATATCCCCACATGTCAGCGAGCGCCGAGCCTGTGTTGCTGTCACCTACAACGACGATGTCGAGGCTGTCGCGACCAGCCGCAAGATCCGAGATGAACTGCGACGGGCGCAGCGAGCCGAACGCGATGCTGGCTG